TAAAATTGTGTGCTTCATCACCAATCACAACACCAAACTTTTGAAACCAATCTTTCTTTAACTTGTAAATAGATTGCCACGTAGTAATAACTACTTTCTTTTCAGTCTCCTTGGCTTTACCAGCGTATATTCTATGTGTATTATAGAACATCCTGCAGGCACCGGCATTACCAGACCCTGCGGAGTAGTCTTCAAAGTCTTTGTAGAGTTGTTCCACTAGGCTGGTGGTAGGTACAATAATTAGTATCTTCTTTTCAATTTTTTCCATATACCAATTGACCAGTGCATAAATCATCAGAGATTTACCACTGCTGGTAGGAGATAACATCAATGCCCGTTTTTGATTGAGACCGTGATGTAATGCTTCGTATTGATAGTCGTATGGTTGAATTGGTGAGAGACCAACTTGGGGATTCAACTTCTTAAAAAACTCTGCGGTTTCTTCTACAGTTGTTGTTCTTTCGAGGGGCAATGTTTGAATGGTTAATTCGTGTCTTTCAGCGAATTCGACCACGTATGGAATTAGGCCATAATATAATTCACCACCAAATGCGTTGAAAAGACGTATCTTCCCATCCCACGCTCTGCTTTTGTAAGCAGGCATAAATTTATATCCAGGGACCTTGAACGTAAAGTAGTCAGAGAGGTCGTGGGCAATAGATGCCTCACACTCGATGTTTACGTACACATCGTCCTTTTTGTGGATAATAATATCAGTCATAATATAATTTAGAATTCACCTTGTGTAAATTTGAGGAAATCAATTGCGTTCTTTATGGCAAAGCCTCTAGTAGAAAACATCTTACAGACCTCTTCTAGATACTTCACTATCTCTTCTTGCAAAGTGACCTTATCTTCAGCCGCAACAACGATTGGGTCAATCCTCACATATTCTTTAACTTCCCGGTCTTTCAGAACATATTCAAATGGGTCTGGGTCAGTACCGTTATAATAGTTAGTTCTACCGTGACTTACTTTATATAGTTCGCTTCGTAATTTCTTTAATTTGAGCCTCTCCCGCAACAAGATTTTTAGATATTTGTTGTGTTTAGTGGGAGTAGCCAGAGACTCCCTGGCTAGGATAGTCTCATCTATGTATACGTCCTTATCTACCGATGCTTCAAGTTCTTCTATTTTCATAGTGTTCATTATATATTATTCCTCACGAATTGTCAAACCTCATAAAAAGTGTACTGCCAGGTTATTTCATCATCTTTATATATGTGTTGGTTTGTGGTGATGCCCCAACAATTGTTCGGGTTGTCGATTGAGACCTTGTCACAATTTGGCTCATCTGAATGATTTCCGAATCCACCTAGAGGTGTTCTAATATATTCGCCATCATATTTACCAGCGTGAATCAGACCCAGATAGGTATTTTTTGCTATATCGGTTACTGCAAATAACCCTAATCCTTCAATATTTGATTCTCGAATCGTTACAGAATCTGGTAACGGCTTGTACATTCATTCACTCCATTCATACTATTATTTTATATACATTATACACCATTGTATAGCGTATGTCAAGCGTTTTCTTAAAATAAATTTATAGGGGTCTACCTGATGCCATTTCCATAAAGTCGTATTGGAGAGTCAGGTCAGTTAGGAGGGGTTCAGCCGACTCATTCGTCATCTGAAGTTCTCCTAGAATGGTAGGGAACAAGTTATGGAAAGTGAAGACCTTATCACTTACATTCTTGTTATTGGAGAGAATATGGATGCTTCCATCGTGGCCAGTCGCTTCTCCCTTCTTATATCTGTTTTTGGCTTCGGGGCCTGCCGCTTTATACATCAATCCGAGAATTTCCATATAATTGTGATAATCTTCATCCACTAGAAATGTCACCGTCATAGGAGCATTTGAAATGGTAGAGCCTGGTCGATATACGTGCCCGTGAAGAGGATGAGGAATAGGTATCTCATTAACACTCATTGTAGGAAGATTACAGGTTGTCAACCAAAATTGCGTACCAGGAAGAATGCTGAGATTCAACCTATAATTGGTACTCTTAGCGAGATTGATTTTCTGTGGTGCTACTCTTTGTTTATCTGTCATACTACTATTTATACAAACAACAAACAGAAAAAAGGCACCTAGATTGCTCTAGATGCCTCTTTAATTGACTTGGCCCTAAGGTAGCGAAATTCTTACACGAATGGCGCTAGTCAAGACTAATCGAACCTTACAGGTTAGTTACAGTGAACTTCCTGAAGTAAGGGTTAGCACCGTCACTGCCAGTAGCGAATGGATTATGAGTAAGTCCATAACGAGTCTTGAATCCCAACCTAGGCTGGAAGTCTTCTTCGCCAATTGATTTCATCAACTGAAGTGGTACGTATGGGCAGTAAAAGAGACCCGCATCATACATATTGCTTCCTTTGTAACCAACTGTTACGCTGTCTGAAGCGGCAAACTGGTCAATAAATACTTTGTACTTACTTCCCAACATACCAGCAAACAGGTTGTTTGCGATATCAGGCTGTCCGCCATTGTCTACGTCCATTGAAGGAGTAGCAAGTCCGGCAACCATATCAAGTGCAGACGCTACATCTGGAGATACTAAAAGCCAGTTACCAGCACCACGGCCAGTATTCTTAGCAATCAGGTTAGCCTCACGATTGATTTGAATCAATAGTGATTTGTAACGCTCTCCACCCCAACGAGCACCACGATTGTCAACTGCATCAGCGACATCGAAAGTACCAGCAGTAGTAGTGCCAGCAGTTGCGCCAGCAGTAGCCTGTGATTGAATCTTCTGAATAACTTCTCGGTTAATCTCAGCAAGAATTTCTGAAGAAAGAATATTTGACAATTCAGTTTCAGCATCTAGACCGTGAATAGCCTTAAGGTCTTGAGCAAGTTCCAAAGAATATTTGGCTTTCAACGCACGAGTATTAGCAGTTACGCTTGATTTCTCGATTGAGAAAGACATTTCTTTGAACGCTCCACCACCAGAAACAAAGCCACCTAAAGCCTCGCCATCAGCAGTTTCGTAAGTATTCGTGGCTGGAGTTGCGCCATCGTTACCAGAGAAATCAACATCAGGTGCACCAGCAGGAAGCGTAAGTGCTTCAGCACCAGTTGATGCTTCGCCAGTATAATGAGATTTCATAGCAAAGACAAGTCCAGTAGGACCACTCATTGGCTGAACGCCAATTGTGTCATAAGCCATAAGTTGAGGCATAGTACGGCGAACAAGACTAATTAGGATTGGGTCCCAGTTGTCAATATTGCCGCCAGTTACGTTGGCTTCTTGCAAAGCCTTTTCTTGATTTTCTAAAAGACGAAGTGTAATTGCACGTTTTGTTGCATCTTGAATTGCAGGCAATTCTGAATGCTCCATTACAGGCTGCCACTTATCTTTAATTTCTTCAGTTAAAAACATTGAATGTTCTCCTATTAAATATAAATGTGTTTAAGCACCAAGGATGCTCGGTTCTCTAGATTGTGAAAGGGAAGCCATAACCTTCTTCATTGCATCAGTCATCACTCCATCCGAGGTACCGGTTTTGGCATCCTCTTCTGCAATTACTTCTTCTTTCTCTGCCTCTGAGGGAAAATAAGTTTCCTTCAAAGTATTCAGTTTTTCAGCATATGATACTGCATCATCGAATTCAACACCTTCAGCAAGTTTTTCAAGTTTTGCTTTTTGAGTTTCTTTCAAGTCTTCAGTTACTTCTCTGAAAATCTTTTCAGCAGTAACAGTTGCTAGTTGGCCTTTCGCTTCGACATTTTTATTTGTCTCTGCATCTAGACTTTCCTTAAGAGATGCAATCTCTTTAGCCTGCTCGTCAACTACATTGTACTTCTCATTGGGAATTTCAATGTAATTTTCTGCAAACAACTTCTGCATTCCACTAACAAAACCTTCTAAGATTTCGTTTTTCAATCCGTGTTCTACGGACTGCTCGTTCTTCTCTAGCCACTCAGTAACCATATAGTCTAGATAACCATCGAGTTTCTCAGTAATATCTGTCAACATTGACGCAGTTTGCTCGGCTAATTGGGCTTCCATCTTATCTTCGATAAGACTAAGGTTTTCCTTAACTTTCGCTTGTACGGCAGTTTCAAATACTAGAGTAGTGCGAGACTTGAAATCTTCAGTAAGGTCTTGACCGTCAAACAATGCGTTAACATCTTCGGTAACATCTACTTCAACTTCAAATGCTTCGTTCTTTTTCTTGGCGCCTTTAGTTTCTTCTACTTCGTCATCTTCGTCTTCGTCCGCCTCATCACCATCGTCTTCGTTTTCGTCATCGTCTTCGAGGACTTCAACTTCGCCACTTCCTTCTACTTTTTTCTTCTTCTTTGTCAAAGGTGTGGTCTTAGGTGCTTCTGCTTCTTCAAGAGAATCAGCCTTAGAAATTTCAGAATCTTCAGCAACCATTTCCAGGTCCCCTTTTTCTAAAAGTTCATCAGCCTCTGACACTGTAATAGAAGTATCGGACTCAGCATTTTCGCCTTTCCAGACTTTATTGCTTTCATCCAAAACCAACATTTCGCCAGTTTCTGTTTTTAACTTCATCAGGGTTCTCCTAATCCAATTGATAAATTTTAACTAGTTTCTAATCTAATTACTATTATTTATAAAACTAATTACTTTAACATCATAGAAATCACTACGATTTGCTACAACTTGCTTATGAAATCCTCGAAAACAGTCGCTTCTAACGATGTTAATCGCTTTCCGCTCGCATTTTTTACGATTCCGTGGTATTCTGCAATCTGCCGCTCGGCGATTACACCATTGTTCCAGACCCATTCTTTACCTTCCATAATGCCATTTACAAAGGCATCTGGAGCAGATGGGTCAGCGACAATATCTGCGGCCGTAGCAAGGTAAAAATCACCTTGTACTTCCTGAATTCCTTTCTTATTTGCTTTCAAAGTACCCATTCCTCGTGAACTAACA